AGTCCCCGCTGAAGAATATCCCGAGGTCACCTTGCGGATCTTTGGTCATACCGGGAAGGGCAATATTGACTTCGGCGGCCAGACGCTGTGCCGGATGTCGTCGGAAATGATGGCGAGCCGCAGGGCATACTTCGAGCAGAAGAACCGGATCGAGTTGGCGGGGGTGAGAAATGATCTCGCCGCCGTGAAGACAGATCCCAAATATGGACGGTTCACCGAAAATCGCATTGAGCAGACGGCCACGAAAGGCCGGCAGGCTCTCGACTTCGGGACCGGCGAATAGTTGGATTCGTTTTCCTGAGCGGTGACCAACCACCAGGAGAATTTCAATGTCCGCTACTTCTACGCCCTACGGCCTGGAGCCGACTGTCCTGGCTGGCGGGAGCCCGAACGGAGTTATCCGCTCGATCCTTCTGACCGCCAACGTCGCGACCGGCTTCTTCAACGGGGACATCGTCAACGTCGGGGCGGGGGTCGCCACCCCCGTCACCGCCACGCCGACGACCACCCGAAACGGCAACAGCCCCACCGGAATCTTCATCGGCTGCACCTACTTCGACACGAACAAGCAGTTTGTTACCGCGAACTACTTCCCGGCGAATGGGTATACCAGCTTCAACGCCAACGGCCCGATCAACATTTTGATCATGGACCACCCGGATTTGCAGTTCAAGATTCAGGCCAATGGCTCGGTGGCGTATACCTCCATCGGGAAGAACGCCGCGCTGACGAACTTCTCGAGTGGCAGCACCAGCACCGGCAACTCCCGCGTCCAACTGGACGCCAGCACGATTGCCACGACCAACACTTTGGGTGTTCGCATCATCGACATCGCTCCTGTCCTTGGGAACGCCGCGGGCGATTCCTACACCGACGTCATCTGCATGTATAACCAGAACGTCCACGCTTACCGGAACATCCTGGGGGTCTAAGTCATGGCTATCACACGCGCACAACAACAGAAACAGCTTTTGCCTGGCCTGCACAAGGTCTGGGGCGACGAGTACAAGCAGTACCCGCCGCAGTGGTCCGAGATTTTCCAGCGGCAGACCTCGAAGCGCAGCTTTGAGGAAGAGCAGAAGATCTCGATGTTCGGCCTCGCCGCGGTGAAGAACGAAGGCGCGGGCATCACCTACGACACCGCGCAGGAAGCGTTCACTGCCCGGTACACGCACACCACCTACGCTCTCGGGTTTGCGATCACCGAAGAAGCCATCGAGGACAATCTGTACATCCCGGTGGCCGGTCGCTACACCAAGGCCTTGGCTCGTTCCATGGCTCACACCCAGGAGATCGTGGCCGCTTCGATCCTGAACAACGGCTTCACCTCCGGCCTCGGTGGCGACGGCGTGGTTCTGTTCTCGACGGCTCACCCGCTGGTCAACGGCGGCACGAACTCCAACCGCCCCACGACCGGCGTTGACCTGAACGAAACCGCGCTTGACGCGGCTCGCATTCAGATCGCCAAGTGGACGGATGAACGGGGCCTATTGATCCAGGCCCAGCCGACGAAGATGATTATCCCCGTCGAGTACGCCTGGACTGCGGAGCGGTTGCTGAAGACGGTCCTCCGCCCTGGCACCTCGAACAACGACATCAACAGCATCGTCTCGACGAGCTTCCTCCCCGGCGGCTACGTCGTCAATAACCGCCTGACGGACCCGAATGCCTGGTTCCTGAAGACGGACGTTCCCGATGGACTGAAGATGTTCGAGCGTGTCCCGGTGAAGTTCTCCGACGACGGCGACTGGGAAACCGGCAACATGCGGTACAAGTCCCGCATGCGGTTCTCGGTCGGATGGAGCGATCCCCTCGGCATCTGGGGCAGCCCCGGCATCAACTAACCCACTCGCGGGGAGTCGCAAGGCTCCCCGCCTAATAAGGAGAATCATATGGCAATTTCAAATTGGAGTGGTCCGATTGCGACCGAAACTGGGGTAATCGCGGAAGTCGAGAATGTAGCGAACGTCTCGTTGCCGTTGTCCGCGAAGGGCACTGGCGTCGTCGTGAATACCCAATCGCTCCCGTACTTCGCGATCACGGTAACAACGGAAGCCACGGCGGCAGCGGTCACCTACACGGCGGCGCAGTTGAAGGGCGGGCTGATCCTCCGCAACACGAACGGCGCGGCGCGTGCCGACTTGTTCCCCACTGCGGCAAACATCGTGGCGGCGCTTCCGAGTGCGTTTGTTGGTCAGACCTTTGAGGTCACCATCCGCAACACGGCGGCAGCAGCGGAAACGATCACCATGACCACGAACACCGGCCTCACCCTCAGCGGCACGATGACGATTGCCCAGAACAACCAGAAGCCGTTCCTGGTTCGCCTGACCAACGTCACCACGGGCTCTGAGGCTGCGACGATCTACTCGATGGGGACTCTGGTGTTCTAGCCATGGCGCGGCCCATCGTCCTTACCACGACGGGGGTATCCGCTTCGAGCGTATGCCCCCTCTGCTTCTACACAGAGAAATTCAACGTGTCCGTGAACACGGTCGTCACCGGGTCGGCGACGTACAGCCTGGAGTTCACTGCGGACGACCCGTTCGCGGCGACCTTCACGCCGGCATCAGCGAACTGGAAGTCGCACCCGTCGATGACCGACGCAACTACGGGCGACATCGTGGAGTTCACTGCTCCAGTTCGGGCAGTGCGGATCAACCAGACGGTTGGCGCGGGCAGCGTCCGGGCGACCGTGATTCAAATGGATGTTTAGCATGATGAGATACCTGCTTTTGCTTGCGGTCGCGACAGCGGCCCACGGTCAGTATGGCGCGGCCACGTCGATAGTGAGTGGCAACGGAGCCCCGGTCGCCGCCCAATGCACCAACGCCAACAACGTCGGGCGGGTCTGGGCGCGGAAGAACGGCGGGGCGGCAAGCAGTACGTTCTATGTGTGCGCGGCCACCGGGGCGGGGACGTATGGCTGGCAGTTGAATGACGGCGCCATCGGCGGCGCGGGGAATATCGCCTCCGGCCAAGTCCTCTACGGGACTGCGGCGGGGGTGGCGGGGAGTGAGGCGAACCTGTTCTGGGATGCGGCGAATGATCGGTTAGGTATCAATACCGCTTCACCTACATGGGCGTTAACCGTATCGAATACGTTTACCGCTAACCCATTTTTTATCAATCCGGGTATTGGCGCAGGCGTCGTGGACACCGGAACATCCTTAAACTCTGCTTATACTTTCTACGTCAATTCAGTCGAACGCGCTCGCTTCGCCGCTGCCACCGGCAACCTCCTCCTCGGCACCACCACCGACGACGGGTCGAATCGGTTGCAGGTGGCGGGGAGTGGGTCGTTCAGCCAAGTATCCACCGACACGACCCTGACGATTGCACGAACTACTACGAACACCTCGTCGGTCGCTTTGGTAGCGGGTGTGAATACGCCCATCCTTCGCTTCTCCGGCTCGTCTCCGTTTAACATCGGCGACACCTCCGGCAACGGATTCTTCTACGTCGCAACGGATGGAACGGTTACTGTCAGAAATCCGATTGCCACCACCGGCGCCACCCAGCTCATCGTCCGCGCCGGGGCGGGGCAGAGTTCAACGAACCTCCAGACGTGGCAGAGTGCGGCGGGGACGGCGTTGGCGGCTATTTTGCCGACTGGGCAGTACCGATTTATTGGCGTCACCGTTGCGTCTCTACCTGCTGCCGCTGCGGGAAACGCTGGGGCAACTGCCACCGTCACCGACGCCACCGTCACCACCATCGGCACCACGGTGGCTGGGGGCGGCGCAAATACGGTGCTGGTGTGGTCGAACGGCACGAATTGGCGGATTTACGCGAACTGATATCATCATCGTATGGACCCGATCATCATCATCATCATCGAGTGGGCTGCCGAGTTCGGCATCTCGCTCTAACCGACATAAAGCCCCGGCCATCGCTCGTGCTGGCCGGGGCAAACCCGGAGTTAGCCGACCTGAGAAAAATCCTAGAGAGGTCGCACTAAAGAGGAATGGACATGAAACTCACCCTACAGCGCGGCGATCTTCCCGCCTACGAAATCACGATCCCCTCAGCGACCGTCAGCGTAGCTGACCACTACGCACAGAGCATCAACTTGGCGAACACAGAGCATCTCATGATGCGGATGCTGCTCGACAATCTGCTCGTTAGCGTGATCCTTCCCCGTGCGGAGTATGCGCCGGAAGTCGCCGCGCAGATCGCCGCGATGGAAGCGGATCTGGCGACGAAGAAGAAGCAACTGGACGGGGCGCGGATCTCGCCGTTGCTGCCGACGCTCACGGTGGGCGGCAGGCCGATTACCCTGACGCAGATCGAAGCGGCTCTCGCGGCCGCACGGGCAGCGGCGCAGAATCCTCCGGCTCCGGCTCCCGCTCCCGCTCCCGAACCGGAACCCACGCCCATCCCCACGCCCACGCCGGAACCCTAATGTCCATCGAGTATCGTGGCCGCACCTTCCCCGGATACAACAAACCGATCCAGTCGGATAACCCGGAGAAGAAAAAAATGGTCCTAGCCAAGGAGGGCGATCAGGTCAAGCTGATCCACTTCGGCGATGCGAGCATGGGCCACAACTACAGCGCCGCAGCACGGAAGTCCTACCTCGCCCGCAGCGCGGGGATCAAGGGGAAGGACTCCAAGCTGTCGGCGAATTACTGGTCGCGCAAGGTCCTCTGGGCCGGTCCCGGAGGGAGCAAGAAGTCGCCGCCAGGAGGCAAGGGGAAATACTGATGAAGAAAGAAACGAAGGTCCGCAAAGTCATGCGCGAGTTCAAGGCGGGCAAGCTGAAGTCCTCCTCTGGCTCGAAGGTCAAGAGCCCCAAGCAGGCCATCGCCATCGCGTTGAGCGAGGCCGACCGGATGAAGAAGAAATCGAGGTAGCCGCCGTGGCATACACGAACCCCTCCCTCCGCGAACGTATCAAGGACGAAGTCATGGCGTCCAACAAGGGCGGCAAGCCGGGGCAGTGGAGCGCCCGCAAGGCGCAACTCTTGGCGCAGCGGTACCAGAACGCGGGAGGGGGATATCGCGCCGGAAAAACCTCCGCGCAAAAGAGCCTCAGCAAGTGGACGAAAGAAGACTGGGGCACCAAGAGCGGCAAGCCGTCCACGCAAGGCCCTGAGGCCACCGGAGAGCGATACCTGCCGCGCCAAAAGCGCGAGGCCATGCCCGACAAGGAATACGCAGCCACCACCCGCAAGAAGCGTGAGGACCTCGCCAAAGGCAAGCAGTTCTCGAAGCAACCAGTCAAGAGGAAATACCGA